CTTAGGACTAATCTTTTCAAAGTAAGGCCATAAATCAGCAAGTCCACGAGCAAATGCTTTACGTTGTTCTTCTTGTCCAGGTTGTGTTGTTCCTGTGCCTAGTACAAACATTGCAACATCATCTGGATCATTCATCATAGTAGTCACACCACTCTTAGTATGTGTTGTACCACGCTTCATGTAATCCCATGCATTTTTAGGATACATGTGGAACACGCCTTGTTCATCACGACCCCAGTATATAACAGGACTGCCGTCCCATTTTAATTCTATACTACCACCTTTGCTAGTCATGTGACGTAGACGTTCAATAGCATGTAATCCACCAGTGCTACCATTTGTAAACACTAGATCTTCGATGTGTTGATATTTTCTTCCAACTGCGGGAGCCGCCGCTTCGTTAAGAGGTTGCACATGTTGCCAACTTGAACCTGCGCTTGCTTTTTGTAAAACTTCGTTACGTAATGCTTCGTCTGGAATAGAATCTAAAATAGCTTCCACACTTCCTAAATTAGTAGCATTAGCTTGTGGTCCAAGCAATTTTTTAGCAATAGCATTTAAGTCATTACTGATGAACTGTGATTTCTTACCTTGTTCATCTCTAGCATATAATCCTTCATCAGGTGACCATAACATTCCTTTGTGAGATGCTAGTGTACTTAGAATAACTTGCTTGTGTACACCTTTGTATGGGCTACCTTGAGGTATTGCATGATGGTGGAACTTATGAACTTTCTCTGCATTGGGTACTGCTTTGATATCCACTTGATAAAATTTACCTTTGAAAGGTAACAAGATATGTACAGTTACACCAGTTCGTTTTGTTTGTAAGCCTGCACTTTGTAAATATTTTTCTAATTCGATACGAGTAGTTTTTCCATCCTTAGTGCCAAATTGTTGCATTAAAGGATTGATGTCAATCATAACATCTAGGTCACCACTTATTTTACCGGGAGTTGGCGTTGCCGCACTACCGATTAAATGTACAGGAGTATGTACACCTTTAAGATACTTTTCTGTTTCACGTGCCATCTCAGCGGCAATTGCTTGATCGAAACCTTCCGATTCCGGCCAAATATTTCCACCTTCAAAGATGGGCTTTCGTACATTGGTAAACAATTCTCTTAACAGCATTATTAGTCCTTGTACTTTCCAATTCTGATATGCTCTTTAAATTCTTCATGTATTTTAGTACATGCTTCTTTAAGAGTGTCTTCTTCTAGTTCGTCAGGAAGAATGCGGATAGGATATTCTTTTTTGTATTGTTTGTATGCTTCTTTGATGGCTTCAGCAAACATTTTGCTGTGAGTTGGTTGCTTACCTTTAACAAGGTCGATACATTTTGATAAAGTTGGGTAAACGTTGCGACGATATACGTTGTCGTCATTGTGCATGTAGTGAATTAAGTCATCCACTAGGTCGTAGTCTAATTCGGTTTTATCACCGCTTTTTTTAATAAAATCCAACTCCTTAAAGTTGGCATTTTCTAATAATTCTCTTATTCGCATATTAAACCCGTAAATTTATTCCTACAGAAAACTCTGCACTTATCAGTATTTATCGCTTTGCGTAGGAACAAACTATGCTTTGATTATGCGTTCAACCTTAGCTATACACCCGCCAAGGTGCATTTTTGCCATGAGTAAGTTGTTATCACCTGTGATATAGAAGTGTGTGCCGCCCCAACTGCGAGGTTTGTTTAAATCCCGTATGCAACTCTTTGTCATCTTACATTTTGCACTTTTCTCAGCCCATTCTACAAATGGTAGGTTGGGTTGTGTAGTTTTACCCAGCGTAACACGATAATCGTAGTTCATCTTGGGCATGACAACAGTACCAGCTTCTAAGTTATTAGAAGAGGGTTCGCAAATATATTTTACATTACTTTGATCTATGTTAGCTAAATTATTAACAAGTTTACGATCATTAGTGTAAATGCTGATCCAGGGACTTTCTACACGAACATCGAATTCTGTTTGTCCTGATAAAGCGTTGGCTACTTTACGTGCGTAGTCTAAATCGTCCTGTGTTTTGATTGTTCTGAGAGTGTGTTTTCCATTAATAACGACTTTTGTTAGTTTATCTAGCGCATCTTCTATATTCCTAAACACACTGGCACCGGAACATACCAGTACGATTTTGTACTGGTATTTTCCTCGAAATAAACTTCTAGTAGTCTTAAAGAGCATTTTCGTCAAGTAGCGACGTAACAGGTTCTGCCGTTAGTAATTGCACCTTAGGTTCTTTTGGAATAGCAATTAGCATTAGCTTGTTGTCTACTACTGTAATATTTAACGCACCACCGTTCTTAAGATCACCGAACAACATTAGTTTAGCTAATGGACGTTTGATTTCTTTGTCGATAACACGTTGTAACGGACGGGCACCCATCTTAGGATCGAAACCATTGGTAGTTAACCAATTAGTACTTTCCTTATCTAGTTTGACTTTAATGCCCTTGTCTTTAACTTGGCCACGCAACTCTTCAATGAACTTGCCAACAATCTTAACCATAGTTTCTTTAGCAAGCTTCTTAAATGTAACAATGCCATCTAAACGATTACGGAACTCTGGAGTCAAGAATTTCTTCAAGTCTGCATCGCTATAATCTTTCTCTTGCCCACCAAATCCAATTGCGTTCTTCTCAGCACTTTGAGCGCCAGCGTTAGTTGTAAGGATAAGCACTAGGTTACGGCAGTCTGCTGATTTACCATTTGATCCTGTAATAAATCCATTGTCCATTACTTGCAATAATACAGTCATTACATCAGGATGTGCTTTTTCAATTTCATCTAACAACAATACAGCATTAGGTGACTCTTGAATACTAGTGATCAATTGACCTGCATTTTCTTCAAAGCCAACATATCCAGGAGGGCTACCAATTAACTTACTAATGCTATGCTTCTCTTGATATTCTGACATATCAAAACGTAACAACTTAACACCTAAGTGTTTGCTTAGTGACTTAGCGGTTTCTGTTTTACCAGTTCCTGTTGGGCCCATGAATACAAATGATCCAATAGGTTTATTTTCAGATTTAAGACCAGCTTGTGCAACCATAATCTTATCTACAATTTCTGTAATTGCAGTATCTTGTCCGTACACGTCAGCATTAACATTAGATTCTAAACTTGCCAAGTTACTAGATTCAGTTTCCATGATCTTTTCTTCAGGCATTTGAATCATTTTAGCAAGTTCGTATTGAACTTCACGTTCGCCGATAATGCGGTCATCGCTAATCTTCAAGTTAAAGCGTGAGCAAGCCAAATCAATCAAGTCAATTGCTTTATCCGGCAACTTCTTGTCTGTTTGATACTTAACACTTAACTTAATAGCGGCATCGATTGCATCATCACGAATTTTAACACTATGGAAACCTTCATAGTATTTCTTAATACCTTTAAGGATCTGCTTAGTAACTTCCATGGTAGGCTCGTCAACAGTAATGCGTTGGAAACGACGCATTAATGCACGATCCTTTTCAAAGTGTTTACGATATTCTTCCCAGGTAGTACTGGCCACAACTTTAATGTTGCCTTTGCTTAAAGCCGGTTTCATCATGTTAGCGAGATCGTTAGCAGAGTTGCTAGCAGATCCTGCGCCAGAGATCATATGTGCCTCGTCGATGAACAGCACAGTCTTACCTTTCTTCTGTAGGGCTTTGATAACTAGTTTAAAACGTTCTTCAAAGTCTCCACGGTATTTACTGCCCGCAAGCATAGCACTAATATCTAAACTATATACCTTGTACTCTTTGAGGAAGTCAGGAACAGAGCCATTTACAATATTAAAGGCAAGGCCTTCTGCAATAGCAGTCTTACCTACTCCAGGATCTCCTACTAGGATAACGTTATTTTTGCTACGACGACCTAATGCAAGTGCAATATTTTCTAATTCGTCAATACGACCGATAACAGGATCGATCTTTTGCTTTTGCACCATGTCATTTAAATTGCTAGTAAACGCTTTTAGTGCTCTTTCGCCTTGTTGGTCGCCAGGACCTTGCGATTCTTCTTGATCAACTTCATCAGTGGCATTGTTAATGAAATCGTTAAATTTATCTTTGTCAATATTAGCTTTTTGGATGTAATAAAAACTCCAGCTACGTTTCTCGCCCATCATGGCAAGGAATACGTCCGTAGGTTCAATACGCTGACGTCCGTTAAACAACACTTGTGTGAACGCACGATTAAGTACACGCTCTACGCTTTGTGTCTTTTTAGGTTTAACTACAACATCTTGAGTGGTAATTTCTTCGCATTTAGTTTTTAAATATTCGCTTAACTCATTTCTAAGTGAAGTTGAATTTGCACCAAATCCGTCGATAGCACCACTAAACGATTCTTCGGACAGCATAGCAAATAGAAGATGCTCTATTGTAAGGTATTCGTGATGTAGTTTCTTAGCAGTATCAATTGCTTTTTCAAAGACTGCTTGTAGGTTATCACTTGGTTCTACCATTTATTTTCCTTTTTTTCTTAAGTTGTTTCTTCTTTGCTAATGCCAATTTCAATGGGCTAACTTTGTTTGTAAAGCAAACGCCATTCAAGTGATCTAATTCATGTAAAAACACTCTAGCATCAAGGCCCATAAGTTGTATTGTACGCTCTTTTCCGTCTTTGTCAATGTATTCGGCAGTTACTTGATTTGGCCGAGCCACTTCCAACCATAAGTCTGGAAAACTTAAACATCCTTCTTGACCTGTTTGAGTTTCTTCACTTACAGAAATTATTTTCGGATTAAACAAACCAAACGGCTCAGCGTTACTTGGACGCATTACAAACACACGCCTAGTTAAGCCTACTTGATTTGCCGCAAGGCCAATACCATTGTTAGCCTCCATAGTTTTAATCATAGCTTCTTCTATAAATTGTGCGTCAGCTATGGACTGCGGATGATCGAACACCCATTCTACTGTATTCTCTTTTAATACAGGGTCATTATCTTTGACTAATTCTAGCATTTAAGGCTTTCAACTCGGCAATTATTGTGGGATCAGTAACCTTTGGAGTTACAATGTGTACTACGCTAACAAATCTTCCTCGTTGGTTCGAGTTAATATTTTTAAACCCGTTGCCATGACTTGCAAATTCTACACCTGTTTCGACTCCTGCTCTAATTTCTAATTCTAATTTAGAGCCAGTTAGTGTTTCCACAGTTTTTTTGCAACCTATCATCGCTTCGATAGGATTGATCTCTACATTAGTAAACAAATCATCTCCTCTACGTTCGTATTTAGGATGAGGAGTAACTACTACTGTAACATTTAAATTGCCTCTTGGCATTTGCGGAATACTATCATCTCCTAGTCCGCTATATCGAATAGTATCTCCGTTGTTTACACCTGCTGGTAAGTCGATAACTACATTTTGATTACGACCGCTAGGTAATTGGAAACTAGCTTCTACTTGTTTGCCAGTAAATGAATCAACTAAACTAATTTGGCATTGAATATTCAAGTCTCTATTTCGACGAGGTTGTCCACGCATGTGTCCAAATATATCTCCGAACGGATGACCTTGTGGAAACCCACCACCAAACATGTGTCCAAACGGATCGAATCCACCGCCTTGGTTAAAATGGAATTGTTGTGCATCTCCAAATTGTCGTTTATGGTCGTACTCTGCTTTTTTCTGGGCATCGCTTAGTGTATCGTATGCCACACTGATATCTTTAAACTTGGCTTGATCTCCACCTTTATCCGGATGATGCTTATTAGCCAAACTTCGATAGGCCTTTTTGATCTCATCAGGGCCTGCGCTTTCGCTCACCCCTAATATTTTATAAAAATCAGTCATAGTCGTAAAAATGCTCCATTAATATAGTAATTATACTATCTTTAATGGAGCATGTCAAGTTTTTGGTTTACTTTTTCTTGACTACTGTGTCCGGTTTAGTGCCTGCGATTTCAGTACCTTCTGCTTTCTTGTGATGCTTAACTTCTTTTTTGGCAGGAGCCTTAGCTGGCTTCTTATCTGCCGCCATAGCTGTTGATGCGAATACTGCTACGATTAGTAATGCTAATAGTTTTTTCATAATTTTTCCTTATAAGGCTGGTTGATCTAATGCTGGAACAACTTTATGACCTTTTGAACTTAAGGCCGGTAGTGTTGCGGGTGTTGTTGCTCCGGACCCGCTATTAAAACCCGATCCAAATCCTCCTGCGGCTGGCGCCGGACTTGCTGAAGGTGTGCTTCCAAACCCGCCTCCGCCAAAGCCACCTGCTGGTGATGGAGAACCGAAGCCCCCAGACGAACTACCGAACCCGCCGCCTGTCGAAGGAGCGCCAAATGCTGAAGCCCCGCCTGATGAACCGAATCCGCCATTTGAACCTCCAAAGCCTCCACCCATTCCGCCACCCATGCCACCTTGCATTCCACTTGGAACGCCTGACATGTTAGTGTTGTTTGTCATTGTTTGACTTGTAGCAGTTGGGTTTGCGGCAGTACCTGCTAGTTTTTCTTGTGTACGACCAAACGCACTAATACCTAATACAGCACCCATTGCGATATGAAACAAGCCGGCACCTTGTAGTGTTAGCGGATTCCATTGTGTAATAGGTACGTGATTATAACCTTGCCATAATGCCCATAGAACTGGGAACACAGCCATATCTAGTAAACAGATTAGCATATACATCCAACCCATCATCGGACGCCATAGTTGTTGTAACCATGTGCTATCTTTTTCTTTTTCTTTCGACATTGTTCGCTCCTTTGTCTTTATATACGTATTTATTTCACGCTGTTATAAATCTTCTGTTGGTTATTATACCAATCAATCCAGTTATCTACACGATCTTTACATGTGTAATACTGCGTATAATTAGCGGAAACTACATCCAACGCATCGCTCAATTTTGTTGTACTTGTGTCTACTTGTGCTAAATCTGGACAAGCAGTCTTAACTTCATCCGGAACTGCGGGCCAAGTCATTGTTGCTTTTGGTGCTAACCCGCCAGCACATGCAGTTAGTAACAAAACTAATGACAATACTATTAATTTTTTCATTTGCTTGTTCCTAGTGGGTTTTTAGCGGCATCATTTAAATCTTTTATTGCTAACGGATCTAGTTTGCAATCGGCATCCATCTTCGCCGCATCGTGCTGTATTTCTTTTTGAATAACAACACGAGTATCATGAATAACTTTTGTATCATGAATGATTTTTGTTTTTACTGCCTTGTTAGTATCCTTGCTTGCCTGTTGTGCTACGGCAATCTTACCTTCTTGTTCTTTTAACTGAGCTTGCAGTATAGCGGTAACTCCTGCTCCGCCGTACATGAACACACTAAAAATAATAACTGCAAAACTTACAGGCTTAATAAAAAACGCATACGCCTTTAAATTAGGAAAGTTTGATATTAAGTGTGCTAGAAAATACACAGCACCTGCGGCTCCAGCAAGGGCAGGCCAAAGCCATGTAGGTAAGTTACCTAAAATTTGTGTTATTAGCCAACTAAACATGATTAACCTTGTAGTACTTGATGAGCTAGTTGTGTATAATGCTGACGTTCTTCTAATCCTAATGTTCCGCCGTTAACTTTTTTAGTAATGCCTAGTACATCACCGTTATCAGCTAGAGCATTAAGATTGTTATTTTCCCAGAACCAACAGGCACTTTGTACAGCACCTTCAAATGTTCCTAAAAATTCTGGAACTTGTTCTACTGGAGTGTCAATACTTTCAGCAAAAGCCGCATAGTTAGCTTTGCCTGTAATTTGAATTAGGCCGCGTCCACAATAGTTCCATCCATCACCACTTGCTTCATCGCCATTGCCCATTCGACCTGCGTAGGCTCTGTTGGCAATTTTTTCTGGTTGATGTGCATATTGATTAGCAACATCCATATTAGGAAAGTGACTAGGCCAAATTTTAACTAGTGTCTCTGGACGATAGTTTAAGTTTTCAACGAGTGCTTTATATCCTGCTGACTCAACCATTGTTTGACCTAAGAAGCAAGCTACACGTTCTGGTGTATTAATATCGTAGTCAGGTAAAATCTTACACAATGCTTCATACCAGTGTTCACTGTATGGATTGTTTTGTAATATTGCTG